GCCAGCTCAAACAAATGCAGGCTTTAGTCTACGAAAATCTGACAACACAGAAATCGCTATTACATCAGTCACGGTTGTACAGCCAAACGTCATCAAAATTGTTGCAGCATCAAATCCTAAAAATTCAGACTTATGGCTGGGTGGTAAGTTGGCTACGGGGATTAATTTTTATAAGGGTGGTGCGACTAATATTCGCGACAGCCAAGGTGACACATTAACATTTGACTCATACCCGCTTCACAACTGGGCAGTAATTCATAAAGCAAAGGTGGTTTAAAATGACAGAATCAGTATTGATCTCAACAGCGAATTTCACAAAAATAATTGGCCAGCTGAAACGCTTTCCATTCAATCTTTTCGACACATTCAAAGGTGCAATCTATACGCCCTGGGATAAATCAACATTATTTCAAGATGCCGCTATGACACAGCCCGTAACATCTGTAGATCAGAGAGTTTACGTGATTAAGGATATGTCTGGAAATGGCTTTCATTGGATAGCAAACAGTGAAGATGCACGACCAGTATACAAAGAGGTAGACGGCAAGGGCGTTGTTCGTTTCACTGCATCTGTAACTGCTGAAATAGCAAGCCATGGCATGACAATGGCACCTGCAGGATTAGGTATCTTTAGCGGTGTGTCATCTGCAATCGTTATCAATGCGCTTAACTTAAATGGGATTGGTGTAAGCTGGAGATATGCATTTCGTATAAACGTACAGAGTGGAAACACTCAGCTTATGGCAATTGACACTACAAACGGTACTGGAAAAATTGGACTGACGTATAAACGAGTACATGCAGATGCAATACAGTCAAGTTTATATTCTTTTGCAAACAAAAAGGAAGTTTATACATTTGATGCAGATTATATTGCTGGGACGATGAAAACATACAAAGATCAATCTGAGCTTAATAGTCAAAACTTAGCATCGACTGGAGCATTGCCATCTGGAAACAACAACGGTATCTATCTTGGTAACTTTAATTCAACTGGTTACGCAACTATGGATTTTCATGGCGGTATCATGCTTGCTGGTGCAAGTGGGCTAAATGCACATCGTACTGATTTAGAGTCATGGTTAATTAGCAAAATATAAATGATGAAAAACCTTGAAGCCGTTGCCGAAGCCCTAACATGGCTCGGCACACCCTACCATCATCAAGGTCGTGTCAAAGCTGTCGGTGTAGATTGTGCCACTTTGCTTTGTGAAGTTTATGAAGCAGTGGGGTTAATTGATCATTACAATCCGGGTCCATATCCAGCCGACTGGCATCTTCATCAAATGGGCCAGCGTTATCTAGAACATATCCAGCAGTTCTGCGATGAAGTTAGTGAGCCTCAACCGGGTGACATTGTTCTCTATCATTTTGGCAAATGCATCAGTCATGCTGCAATTGTCGTCGAGTGGCCAACGATTATCCACTCATATATTCATCAGGGGGTCATTCTCCAAGATGGAACCAAAGGAAGTTTAGCCCGGCGAATTGCCGGGTTTTATCGTTTAAGAGGGCTATAAAATGGGTGGTGTTTTTGGTGGTGGTACCGTCAGTACATCTGACAAACGTATCAATTCAATGCGTATCCAGCAGTCAGCCTATGGTCTTTGCCAGCCTTTGGTTTACGGTAAAAACCGTGTTGCTGCCAATATGTTTTGGTATGGAGATTTCACAGCCACAGCCCATACAACAACGAAAAAGCAAGGTGGTAAGGGTGGTGGCGTAAAAACCAAAAACACGACTTATACCTACAGCGCTTCATTCATGCTTGGGCTTTGTGAAAATAAAATCAAAGACATTGGGATTATCTGGCGTGATAAAGAACAGATTGTTCCCAAAACAGAAGGCGGTATTCAGCTTAAACCCATTGATCAGCTAGGGTTTGAATTATTTGATGGTGATCATAATCCTGTTTGGGGCTATCTCCCATCAAAGCATCCTGACCAGGCATTGCACTATCCATTTCTCGGTTATGTCGCATGTGCCAACTACGATCTGGGGGGGAGTGCCAGCTTATCGAATCACAATTTTGAAGTGATTAGCGATATTACATTCTCAGAAACGATTCAAGATGCCAATCCTGCAGATGTAATTGAAGACTTCATTACCAATCCGCGATATGGCGCATCACCCAGTCTGCAAATGGCAGATTTGTCTGAATTTCGGACCTACTGTACAGCAACCAATTTGTTGATCAGTCCTGCTTTGACAGAACAGCGTGAAGCATTCGAAATCATCAATGAAATTGTTGAAGCGGTGAATTGTGCCGTGGTACCTAGTCCAGACGGTTTGAAGATCCGATCTTATGGTGACAGTGTCGTCAGTGGAAATGGGGTAACGTTCGTACCTGATCTAGAGCCGGTTTATCACCTTACTGATGACGATTTTCTAGGTGAAGATCAGCCAGTTCGGGTACGCCGAAGTCGTGATACTGATGCCTATAATCATTGCCAGATTGAATATGTAAACCGCTTCAATCAATACAATACTGAAACCGTTGAAGCTAAAGACCAGGCAAATATTGAAATGTTTGGTCTACGTACGCAAGATCCGGTCAAGCATGATTTTTTCTGTGAACCTAAAATTGCCCGCCATGCAGTGCAGTTGCTATTGCAGCGAAAACTTTATGTCCGTAATGAATATGAGTTCGAATTAGGCTGGAAGTACTGTCGTTTAGAGCCGATGGACATTGTGACGATCACAGATGAATCACTAGGCTTAAATCAGTTTCCAGTTCGGATCACCCGGGTTGAAGAAGATGAAGACGGAATGCTCTCGATTACGGCTGAAGAACTGGCTGTTGGATCTCGCTCTGCGGTTGAATATGATCTTCAATCATCTAATGGCTATCAGGGAGGAAATGAAGAGCCTGGAAACGTGAATGCACCGAATATTTTTGAGCCACCATTAGATTTGACTAGCGGTAAAAATCAGATATGGGTAGCTGTATCCGGTGGAATTAATTGGGGCGGCTGTAATGTCTGGGTCAGCCTGGATAATACGACTTATGAAATGGTGGGTACGATTTATGGTTCTGCTCGATATGGTGCCCTGGTTTCAGCGATTGATGCAGATGATACCGAGATGCAGATTCAGTTGAATACATCCAGCCAGATGTTCAGTGGTACGGTTGAAGATGCGGAAGTTGACGCAACTTTATGTAGAGTCGGTGACGAATATATTAACTACGTTGAGGCCACATTGAATGGATCTGGGCTGTATACATTGAGCGATGTGATCCGTGGACGTTTTGATGATGCAGGTCCACATAATTCAGGTGAATCATTTGTCCGTATTGATCGTGCCATTTTTAGCCATGATTACAATGAAAATATGGTTGGAAAACAGATTTATCTGAAGTTCACCAGCTTCAATGGATTGCAGCAAAAAGAACAGACTTTGGATGAGGTAGCCGCTTATAGTCACACCATTACTGGCAGCCGTCCATCTGGCGTAAAAGGTCTATCGCTTCAGTCCGCATTTGAAGGTACAAGCTTTAAAGTTCAGTGGCAAAGTGCAGCTGGTGCTACAGGTTACATTGTTCAGATCATGTCAGGTGGCGTATTGCTGCGTGAGGTTGAAACCACGAATACTGATTACAGCTATTCAATGGATGAAGCCAAAATTGACGGTGTTCAGCGTGCTTATACAGTTCGTGTTGCAAGTAAAAACGGCTCAATTGTCAGTACATTTGCTGAATTGAATATCAGCAATCCAGTGCCGCCACAATTGTTGAATGTGTACACCTCTGCCACTGCAGATTCGATCACAGTGACTTGGATTCCAAGTGAAGTGCCAGATCTGAAAGATTACCAGGTGTGGATCAGTACAAATGCAAACTTTGATCCTGATTCAACTGCTGCAAAATGGACGGGTACCGAAAATGCTTGCACGATTGGTAACTTAGAATCAACGACCACATATTATGTGCGTGTTGCTGCGCGGGACGTATGGAAGCCGACCTCGTGGAATTACTCAGCACGGATCACACAAGCAACAGCTGAAGCATAATCTATGAACCACTAACAGCACC